AATTTGTTTAGCAAATAGATCTGGCGTAACCCATTCGCCGCTAGAAACTCCAGCTCCGTTAAGAGTAAAGTTGCCAGCGCCGCCTAGTGTTTGATTCTGGAAAACTCCATCATCATCAACGTCCGCCAAATCCATGTCGATTTCTATTCTACGCATGATTGCTCCTGATTTATCTTTCTTTAGCTACAAAGATGTAATCAACAGACAAAGTTTTAGCTACCGCTTCGCCGTTTTGAATACAAAAAGAGATAGTCAATTCTTCGTCATCAGGAAGATTGGTAGTTGCTAATTTACCTAAAACAGTTGGATTCAAACTATTAGTTGAAGCAGCGTAAACCACTTCATCAACACCATTGTAATAAAAACCTACAGTAATGTAGGTTGCAGCAACAACAGTAGTAATTGCGGTTGCAGTCGATGCAGTTGAATCTTTTACAACAACGAAATCTAAGTTAGCATCGCCATCGTCTTTTCTGAAGTAAACGCCATCAGTTACAGCCAAAGGAGTTATGTCGGTGATTTGAAGACCAATAACAAAATCGCTTTGAGTCGCATCAGAAACGGCAAATTTAGCTTTAAAAAATAATTTTTTACCTGCTACAAATTTGTATGATTCTCCCACTTTTTGCAAAGCAACTATATCATCATCCGCTGCTGAGTTAGTAAGCAAAAGAACGCCACCATCAGCATTAGTTAGTGCTTGAGTTGCACCAGCTTGCGTTTCGGTTACAGTCCAGTCTGCCGCAGCATAAGTGTCGAAGTCGTTAAAGTAAGTGTGCATTTGGGTTGGATCCAATTGAATCATTTGTCCCAAGATGTTTTGAGCGGTAATGTTATTAACGCCTTTAGTGAAATTATTAGATGTCATAATATTTAAAATTTAGTTGTGGGGGGAATCTCACCCCCCTTTACCCATTAGGACAACAGTTGATAACTAAACTCCTTCAGAAGCGAAATAGCCGCGTGGATCAGTAACACCAATTGAGTAAGAAGTCATAATTTTGTATTTATGATCTCCAGATTCAAAAGCACCATCGTTGCTAAATTCACCTTGAACAGCAGTGATCATTTTAGCACCTTCTGGAGCGTCAGTTTTGATGAAATAAGCATCATTTGACTCAAGGTGTGGGTTAACCACGATTCCTTGTGCAAATAGACCCATATTTTTTAAAGCGTTAATGTCGTTATTAGCGGTATTAACACGAAGTTGAGACTCAAGAATACGAGTAGCTTCAAACATCAAAGCAGAAGGAACTTGAAGAAGAACTGGTTTAATTCTAGCTTTAATTCCTCTGTCGTTGTTAGTTTCTTTGATTTGAACACACAATTCTTCCAAAGCTTCTTCACAAAGATCTTGCGGAGTTGCAAGAGTGTTTGAAAAGTTGCCAGCGCGAGAAGGGTGATCAGTTGCAAAGAACTTTTTACCATCGCCAAAAGTGTAGTTAGTATCAAAGCCGTTGTTGAAAAGGTCAGCAACATCCACTTCTTTGGTCTCACGAAGAGATGCAGAAAGGAATTCGTTACCTTTAGAAACCACGTTAAGATATTTACCAAACTTGCGAGCTTCCCAAGAAACTTGGTAACCCAAAGCGCGAGTTCTTTGTTGGTATCTAGTCACATAGCCTTGAGTCATTGAATCGTAATCAACGCCCGCGCCTTCGTTTTTAGCGGTTAGTAAGCCAAACGGGCTAACTAACACATCTTCATCGAATTGCTCGTCAGTTGTTTCCATTTTAAGGAGTTTAGCGGCAAGAAGATCGTCTTCGGTATAAGAACCCCAGAAAGTTTTTACTCCTGGTTTTAGTGCTTTAGGGATAGTACCTGTTACAATTACAGACATGATTTATTTATTTTAAGTTAATAAGTTAGATTCCAGCAACAATGTTTGCTTCTGTATGGTTATTGATTTTAACGCGCCATTTAGCGTGTTGACCAATAGCATTTTCAGGAGCATCCAACAATCTTAAGATTTTAAGTTGAAAAGTTGCATCAGTAGCAGGAGTTGAAGTGTCCAATTCTACACCAGACAAGCCAGTGACAGTTGAGCCAGATTCAGCGAATACTAAGTTTGCGTTCAAGCCAACAGAAGTAACAGCCAAAGGAGTGCCAGCAGATTCTTCTTGAATTTCGAATTCTTGGAATGGGCTGTCGGCAACAATAGCAACTCTTTCAGTAGAAGCTGCGTTGTAAGCTATGTTTAAGTTGGTTGGGATAGCCAAGAAGCCAATAATAACACCAGTGATTTTATTAGCATCACCAGCAGTTGCTTTATTGATTTCTGGTAAAGAACCAGCCGCGAAAGGTCTTCCATCGCCTAAAACAGCAGCGGTGTTAGAAGTTCCAGTTTTGATTACAGGATCGCCAATAAACAATGCAGTTGCATAGCTTGAAGGGACGTAGTAGTAGTTTTTAGGAATCTCGTTGAACGGAGAGTTCTTAATTGGTCTAAGACCAGAAGGGATATTAGCGTTTGCCATATTTTTTAATTTTGTTTAGTTACGAATTTTGTTGTATCTTGCCCAATGTAGGTCGAAGAACTATAACCCAAGCTCGCGCCTTTCATCTTATCTAGATGTTCTTGACGATTTGCTTCAGATTTTATTTTTTTATCTCTCTCAATTTTTGCGTTCATTTCCTCAGAAATTTCCATGGCGTACCTCATGAAGGTTTCGCCCTGTTTATTCGTACCACCGCGTATTGGAGCAATTTCAATGCCGTTTTCATCGGTAGCTGGTCGGTAGCCAAGATCGATCAAATCTTGGATTCTGCCGGGTATATTAGACGAAACCCATCTGCGTAAAAAACCTGCTTTTTGAGGCAAGTCAGATAGCGCACCGGCTCTTTTTAGGGAGGTGCGGGGGCTGCTAATAAATTCTCTTCCATCAGGCATTTTGACAACCTCATGGTCTCTAGTAGTTGGTCGTGATTCTCTTGAATCTTGGATTTCCAATCTTTCTTGAGAGTGTGATTTTTGTATTCTAGCTGATTCTTTAGTCATATGATTACCTCAGTTTAATTAAAATATTCTTTGATTGCCTCTTGTTGCATTCTAGCAACTTGGTCTTTTGAGAAGTTATGTCTTTTAGCCATAAAATCACAATTCTTACGAACATCGGCAGGAAGGTCGTTGTAAGAGTGTTGGGCTTTTCCAGTCTTGATTCCTCTTTGACCAGATTCGACTCTAGGAGCTTTTGAAATTCCCAGTTTGTCGCTAAAGCGTTTCTCTACTTCTTCAGTGACCATTTCTAACCTTTCTTGAAGAGGGATTCTTTCGGATAAATCCCCGAAATACGCCGCTGCTACTGCTTGCAATACTTTGTCTTGATGAAACCAAGTGTTGTCAGCAGTCCAATTATCAAAAAGCGCTTTTTCATCGCGATTGATTTGATTTCTTGGTTGCTCGACTTCTGGCTCATCAAAAACAACTTTTGACTTAGCTAAGTCATCACGCTGTTGACGAATAGCTCTAACCTTAGCAACGTCACCTTCAAGAATAGCGTTTTCTTCTGCTTCGTCTAAAGAAGCGTAAGATTTTGTGAACTGGCTCTCTTGGGCAATCTTTTGAACATTTAACAGAACTTGCATTTGTTTGCCCAGTTCAGCTACTTGTGTTTCAAGGACTGTTTTCTCTTTAGCTAGTTTTCTGTTTCTCTCATTTAAGATTGGAGTTTCCTTTTCCTGCATAGCCAAAAAGTCTTCGGCTGATTTATGCGGTTTCGGAGTACCATCCTTATATTTTCCTTTGAAGAATCTGCCAGTTCTCCAGCCTCTGTCCCAAGCTTCCTTTTCAGTTTCAGAAAGAGACTGATAAAATGCTCTTTCCTCAGCTTTCGGATCAAACCTTGGAGCTTCTTCTGCTTCTTCCTCTTCCATCTCTTCAAAGATTGGATTAGGAGCGATTTCTTTCTCAGGAGCTTCGTCTTCGATTTGGACTCCAATGTCTAAATCAATTTCTTCAGAGCGGTCGATTACTGGCATATTTCCTCACGTTTAATTGCTAGAATATCTCTATCTAAAATGATGCGGTATTCTTTGCCGTCATCAGTTTGTTTTTTGTTCAAAATGTATCCCGCGTATGTTGGAATTACTATTTTGTCTCCAACCTTAGGCTGGTCTTTCCAAGTGCTAGAATCAAAAGCTTTTGCCCCACAAGAAATTATGGTTGCAATTGTTTTAGCACCCTGCATTTCTTCTTTCGCTTTATCGGGAATAATAATCCCGGCTTTTGTGGTTTCTTCTACTTCTTCAGGCAAAATGATTATTCTGTATTCAACGGCGTTAAAACCAGAAGTGTTTAAATTACTCACTCACACCTCCGAAAAATAACTTTAGTAAGCTCTCTAACTCTTCGTCTGTTTTTGCGTCAAAGTAATTAGAAACTTGCTCTATTGCTTCACAGCCTCCAAGACTACTTAGGATGATGTCTTTATTAAATTGGTGGTCTCTGCCAATGTAATTATGCGACACGTCATTCAGCAATTTAAGTCGAGAATTTGCTAAAATTGTCTTAAACTTCAAAGCGGTTGGATTACCTAACCACTCTCTTAACTCTTGTACTTCTAATTTACTCATTTGTTTTACTCAGGTTATTAATAAAATATCAGCGGCCTATTCCTCCAATTCGATTTCAGTTGAAGGGATTTTGACTTGCTGATTCTCTAGCTTTGCTAGCTCTACTGCCGCTCTAAATCTTCTGTCTTCTTTGCGGTCTTGCATCTCACTCTTTCTTGATTCTGCGTCAATTATATTGTCGAGAACGTCTAGTTTCTCTCTACTCTCTGCCATCTCAGTATCTTTCACTAATTTACCAGCTTGTGCGTAGTTGACTAAAACTTTCGAATCGGTTTCGGCTGATTGTCTTTGCAACTTCATTTGCTCTAGTTCCAATTTAGCCGCTTCAATTTGAGTCTTAGCTTGGATTTCCATGCGTCTGGTTTCTTCTTGAAGAGTTGCCATTTGCACAGCAGGATCTGGTTGTGGTTGTGGTTGAATTATGAACTTGTCGAAGTTTTCAATGCCGGCAGTTTCAAACACTGTTCTGTGTAGTAAGTTTTGTTCAACGTAAGGCGAGTTGATAAAGCCCATCAAGAATTGAGCCTTGGCAAACTTTTGCATTGAGACGACATTCTCAGGGTTTGCGACTGGAACGATGTCATATCCTTTCATGCTAAAATCTTCTTTAACATTCGGCACTTCGTTTAGCTTCATGTCTAAGATCTCGGCGTACTTTCTTTGATTTAGATATTCAGAATCTAGCTCGTAGAAGATGTTGATTTCTTTTCTAAGTGAGTTGTAGATCCGCATGAACACAGCTTTAAACTGCTTCTGTCCTTGTTCAGCCATTCCCATGTAAGTCGTGGCTGCGATATTCCCTGCGTTCTCACCAGTTAGAACGTCTCTTAAGCTTCCAAGCTCTTTCCCAGCGTTAACCAAGAACTGCATCAAAACAAACAAAGTCTGAGAAGGTTCTGGAACAGGCAGAGGAACAATTGCATCGCGGATATTCCCACCAAACGAGTCGCACATCTTCCATTCAGCAGGGCGGAAAGGCTTCATGCCGCCAGAAATGTTTAGTGCTTTAGAGATAAACCCGCCACCAGTGTTTTGTAGTGTGCCAGCATCAGTTAATTGATTGATTGAGCTGTTGATCGCTGAGTTGATGTTGAAAAGTAAGTGACCTAGACCAACACCATAGAACGAACCATCAGGTGAAGGAATGAAGATGTACCGCACGAAGAAGTTGATTGCTTCGATGCATTGGATCTGTCCTTTCTTGTTTCTTTTAACACCTTTTTCTTTAAATCTTTTAACCAGTTTAACTAGTTTATTTGTAGCTTTGTGAACAACTGCAATGTAAGGCTCAGCATAGCCATCACCGTCTAAGTCAATCCAAGTATGTTGCTCTAGGAAAAAAACCAATCCAGCAGATGCTTCGTCACCAGTGCTTTTCTCATCATTCTTGTCTAAAGCATTGTCGAAAGAAGCTGAGTCTTGAGCGTTTGGGTCAAAATCGAAATCAATGTAATCACCAGAACGAATGCAAGAAACAACATCTTGCGGGTATTTCTCAATGATATGGGTGACGGGCGCTGCAAAAGAAGGCGCAAAGTCGTTCATGATTAGCTTATCTGGATAAATCAAATCAGAACAAAGCTTTTGATCTTCAGAAGAGTAATAATCCTTTTTAAACATCGTTCCTAGCGCACTTAATGCACCAAACAACGCGTCCATGTCTTCTTCGAAGTTTTCGATCTCTTCATTTAGCTGATAGTTAAGAACTGTGGCAACTCTTTGGCCTCTCTTAAGTTTCGCCCCTACGTTTTGAATAGCTAATAAGCCAGTCTCATCAAGGGCAGCAATCGAACCGTCTTCATTACGCATCTCATTGCCTTCGATGTCTTTCATCACTTCGCCATCATCGTTTCCAATTACCTTAGCTTTAACAATGTTACCATCCTTAAAGATTTCAGGATAACATTTAGCGGAAAACTCAACGCAAGCAGTGGCGATAAGTGGAAAGATTACGTTAGAAGCACCGTCGAAAGGAAAGGATCTCTTCTCAGATTGTGAGAGGACGTATTTAATGATTTCTTGAAGTTGTTTCTGCTTCTCAGTGCGAGATTGTAAATCAGTTGTAAATCTAGTGTTGACTTGGGTAGCAACAGACGCGCGCATCTCTTCAGACAAAACCTCAGCAAGGTTGTCTGTGCTTAGAATGATTCTGAAGTCTAAATATTGGGCAGCGTCTTGAGTAAGCAGCATTATTCGCGCGTTATTTTTCTGATTCATTTACTCAAGGTTGGTTGATTGTTAGATTACTGTTTTTTAATTGCAAGCGTTTTATTTCTTACAGATATTCTATTTTAGAAAAACCTAAATTGTCTTTGTAGTTCCGAGCCAGCACAAGAAAAAAAGAGCTTTGTTTAGTTTGCTTGATTCTATCAAATTCTTCTTGGCTCATGTTGCGTTGCATCTTCACAAAGTTTAATTCTTTGCCATTGTGAATAACTTTTCGAGTGTCATAATAACGCTGTCTTTCTTCTTCTGTTTCAAATGTTGCCATCTTGCCGAACGTGTTGTCGCAGAATACCTCATAGCAATGTTTACAAATCATTTAACCCCTTGGAAATTATTCTGTTTATATCCTCGTTAGGAATGTTTAACTTTTGCAAATTAGTCATGATAATCTTGCTCAAGATTTCCTTCTGTTCGCTGTCGAGATCAACTTCATAGTTGAACTCTTGGCAAGTAGTGTAGCTGGTTTTCCTGTCTCCAATTCTAAACGTAACTCTAACTTTGCCCGAATCGTCTATTGTATATTTCATTTAATACCCCGCTTGTTTTAGAAGAATTTTATCGATAGTCTTTGGATTGTATAAACCTCTCTTAAAGAGATTTAACCTCCATTGCAAATTGCTTATATGAACTGCGTTTTCAGGATGGTTTTGAAACCGATTGTATCTGTTCTCTCTGCAATACCTTATGTTTCTCAGGATTTGGATGTAATCAAATTTAATTGACTCTCCACCAAGATATTCATATTTGCCAGCCCATTGCGTGCCATTAGTTCCACCTTGCTTTCTGTCTCTTAAATAAGTCCAAGAGTTGTGCAATACTAAAAAACGCCAGAAAGTTTTTGTTCTCTTATGAAGGGGGATAGTATCGTAAATTACAGCCCCTGAAACTGGCTTCTCGTGTAGCTCTCTCATTTTCTCAAAAATTAAATTAGTATCCAGTGATCGAATTGCGATTGCTCGCGTTTAAGAACTCTTCGTAAGCGTACTCATCAACGTAATTGTCTTGGTTCGTTAGGTTAGTCTCTAACTTATGAACCGAAGCAGCAAACGTTTGGAAAGCATCAGCCCCGTTTGAGTTAATATCATGCAGAGGTTGGTCAGAGAATGAGCCAAGCTTTTCATTAAACTTCTTTCTGTATTCTCTCAGTCTTCCAATACCAATCTCACACTTCTTTTGATCGAACCAGCAACGGTTTATAATTGACCGAGCTTGATTAATTGAATCCATTTTGTTCTGCGCTCTTACAATTCTTTCAAACTTAAAGCCAAAGTTTCTAGCAATCTCTAGGCCGTCCTTTCCATCGTAATAACTTCTCTTGTTGATGTCATGCGGTGCGAAGTGATAGCCGTAGTTGTACCCTTTCTCTTTCAGGATCTTGAAGTAGTGCGGCAATGGCTCTTCGCACATCTCGTAATAGTCGACCAGAGTAAAATCAAAGCCTTTCTTCTGATAGAACCAAATACAAGTTGTGTCGTTAATCCCTAAATCCCAAGCTGTATGAATAGGCAAATCAATATCAACTCTCACTCTGCCAATCCTTCCGTCATTCTCCGCTGTTATTAGTTCCTTTGACCAGTAAGCGCCAATAATAGCCTTTTGGAAAGCTTCTTTGCTGTTGCTTGGAAACTCTTGCTTCATTAGATCGCCTTGAGTTTCTTCTTTCTTACAATACCAAGTCTTTTGCTGCTTGGTGAGTTCAATCCCTTCCTTATCAAGCTCTAAAAAGTAATCGTTTTGCTTGTCGTTAAAGTGATAGTCAGCAACCATCTGATACTTTCTGTCTTTCCACCATCCGAAGAAATGAAACTTCCAGTCGAGCGGCGTCAGTTCTTCTTTCATTCTCATCTTTCTTTCTGCAACATCACACAGGGTAAAGAAGTGTCCGCTTGCGCCTTGCGCTGTTGATTCAATTACAATCTGTTGGCCTTGATGAACTGTGTTAAGTGAACCAGACATGATTTCTTCAGCTTTATCTGGTGACTTCCTGCAAATCTTACCAAACTCTGTGATGTGTAATCTTTGAACTGTGCCTGAACGTGCAGAAGTGGTGACAGAATAAGAAGAACCATTGCTAAAGCGCATGATTTCAGTTGAATCAGTCACAAGCTTGCGATGCTCTCTTATCTCAAGCGGCAAGCGATCGTAAGCATAACGAACTTTATCTCTAAGTAGCTTCTTCGCATCTTCTAAATCATCACCAATCAGAACCGCTGTGATGTTTGAGTTGAACAAGCAATCATCTAAGAAGTTGATGCAGTAGAATGTTGTGATACCCATCTGACGAGCTTTCAACACAATATTGAGCGGGTGCTTCTCTTCTATTAATTCGCTTTGTGCTTCGTTGCAGATAAACTTAAACTCTTTGCCGTTTTCATCTTTGCAATAATACAAATTTGACATGCGCCAAGCTTTGTCAGCAATGTTCTTTTTAAACTGATCTAATGCTTGAGTGCTATGCTTCATTTACCGGTCAATTTTAAAATAAGGATTTTGTATTTCTTCAAATTCCTTCTTCAAATCCCTGTCATGAATTCTAAAATCGTTGCGGGGGTGCTTGAATAGATAAAGTCCAGCCAATTGCTGCAGTTCTAGTTCTAAGTCTATAATCTCGGTCAACGGCCTTGAATCATCGCAATGACCGATGCTATAAAAAACTTTACCTGATTCCTTTTGACGATAAACATTCCCGATGCTGCTTACTTTTATCTCGCAAGATAGTGATTCGTCAGTCACCAACTGTCTCAATATCTTCAATGCACGCTTCTTGTCTTTAGACAAAAGATCTTCCATTTCTATTTTCATTTACTCAAATTATTAAAATTATTTATTATTATCAATCTCGCTTAACACTTCACCGAGCCAAGAGCTGGTTGCGCTTGTGTCTTTGATCTCAGCTTGAATCTTGTGTGAATCGCTAAACTTGTTTTTATTCTTAACTGCGGCCTTTCTTCTGAAGTGATGGGCAAGCTCTTTCTGTCTTGCAACCGCTGCTTGTGTTGCATCGTCTTGAATCTCAAGTATTGCTTCTTCTGCTTTGTCGAAGGCTCTATCTGCGCTGTTTTGTAACGCTTCGCGTGCGCGCACGGAATGTTGAGAATGATTAACGAAATTACTCACATCAGCTAAATCAACTCCAATCTTCTGTGCAATGTTCCTATAGTTCACATCATTTTCAAGCATATCAATTACTTCGCTTGCTCTCTCGTGCAACTTCTCTGCGCTTGTTTTCTTTCCCTCTTTCTTCATTCTAAAAAATCTTTAATTAAATTTGGATTGATTCTCTCTTTAGTAAAGTCACTCTTTTGAGAATCATTTAACTTACTCATAGCAATCTCAAAGCTTAATCTTGCCAGTTCTTTAAGAGCTAGCTTCTCAGCTTTCTTGTGCCTTTTTTTTATGCTTAGCACATTGTATTTTTTCACGCGGGGCATTTGTCAAGTGATTCGTTCTTAAAGTCAAGCGCTTTCTAGCATTTTGTTAGTTAGTTCAATCAATTCATCTTGTCTCCAAAACTTACTTTCCCACTCATGCAAGGGCGTTTCGTGTATTGCCTCGCCTTTTCCCCCTCTTGTGTGATGCCAATCGCAAAGGGCGCAGGTTTTTAGATCACTTACCTTTAGTCCTAAGCCTCCACCAATAGAATGATGGGCGATTGTTTTTGTCTTCTGTTCTATTCCTTTTGTAAAACAAACAACGCACGGGAGCGAATGAATCTTAGCCAATCTCTCCTTGTCCTTAAATCCGTTTCTTAGTTCTTTGGGTGCCTTAAGATAGCTTTTCATCTCTCTTCTTCTTTTCTTCTAGCATAGCGTCAGCTAAGGCAAAAGCCAGCACGGCAATCTTGTTTACTCTGTACGCATCACTCTCGCCGCTGGTGCAATTATGTCGTTCTAAAAGATTCATCGCTTTAATAGCGCATTCATCTCTAAATTTAATCTTTTCTTCTTTAGTCATTTTCCCCTCAAATTAATAAGTTATATTATCCGGCGCAATTAATCCATTTTCTACGATGAGGCGGTCTGTAATTTCTTTTCTTTCTTCTGTAGTAAATGGCCTCATAGCAACCCAGTTTAATAATCCGATTGCCGGAAATGCTCCGGAAAATTTAACTTTGCCCGAATCGTAATCAATATTCATGTGTCTCATTAAGTTCCCGCTTTTAGTAAAGAACAATTCCCCTTCTTTCATTTCCCCTCATTCATTAAATTAAATCCTCGCCCCAACTATAAAACACACAATTTTATTCTTCAACCCTTTTCTCTCTAGTGTCTAAAGTATTTACACCATATTTACTTTGTACATACATTTTCAGTACTTAAGCAATCCTTAATAACTGAACTTAGCCCGAATCTTTTTTCATTTATTTTTAAGCCTTTCCCTCAAAATACCCCCTCAACCCTTCTGGCTCTAGTCTCTAATTTATTTGCATATTCTTTTAAATAATCGCTTTACAATTAAAATCATGGCTCATAAGATGATGTCACACCAAAAAACAAATCGAAACAAAATTAATCAGGTAACAAAATGAAAACTTTAATCTTAAACATCTCAAATAACGAACTTCTTTCATTCATCCGCAAAAATTATTTAATCGTTAATTTCACTAAAAATCTTCAAACTTTAAAAATTGAAACAATTGACGGTCTTTCTGAACTTTCAGAAGTTATCAACAAATTCAAAAAATTCGACAAACTTTCAATCCAAGAGCAAGTGAAATTTCTTGCTCTTTAATTAATAACAAATGAGGGCGAGAAAATGAAAACAAAAAGATTAGAAATTTTGCAAAACTCTCTTTTAAAAAAAGAAGCAGTATTGAATCAAAAATTCGACAATCATTTTGCGGACGTAAAACGTGGTAACGGTCAGCCAATGAATGACAAAAGAAACGGGCAGGCAACTCTTAACCGTTGGGAATCACAAAACGATTCAATCAGAAATCAGCAAAAAGAAATCGAGAAAACCAAAGCAGCAATTGAATTTGAACAAGGCAAGATCCTTGACTGCCAAAGCGTTTTGAAAGATTTACCAAAACCTTTTTTGGATGCTTTAGAAACTGGTGAAATAACCCAATGGCGCAAATTCCCTAACCGTTTTTTTGTAAAAGATGGCGGACGTGGCAGAATTATCTGGGAGAAAAACAAACTTCTTTGCTCTTATGTTCCAGATGCAGGCACTCCTGAACGTGTGGCTTTCGCTGCTTGTTTCAACAAATTAAAAACTCAAATCAACTAAATGAGGGCAATAAAAATGAAAGAATTTCAAAGCGTAACAAAAATGAGCGAAGCTGACTTAGCGTTAGAGTTAATTCAAATTTCATCTGGTTCGCATGTTTGCGCTTCAGATTGTTTAAAAGAAAAAGGTTTCGCTGAGTTTAAAAATGAACATGGCAACCCACGCTTTTCTAAAAACGGTGAAGTGTTTAAATTCAATCACCCAATCTGGGACATTAAAAACAAAAAAGTTCTTTTAAGAAAAATTAACTAAAGGAGATAAAAAATGAGAAAAATAAAATTTAGAGCTTGGGATAAGCAAAACAAAAACATGATTAAGAGTTATGCTCACGGCGGGGCAAATGGCAGACTATACACCATCGAGGGAAACGATCCGATTGGGGAATTAGAATTAATGCAATACACTGGCTTAAAAGATAAAAATAGAAATGAAATTTACGAAGGCGATGTTTTGGCGGCAGAAGGCTATTCAAATCTTATTGTTGCATTTGATCGCGGTGGATTCCGTTATTATCATCGCGGTGATGAAATTTGTGACAGTCATTCTCTTTATGATGTTTGTGAAGGTTATGAGGTAATCGGCAACATCTACGAAAACCCTGAATTATTGGAGGATTCTTTATGATAAATGACCAACCATTTAAACAAGTTCTACTAATCAACCAAATGCTCGACGGTGAAATTGACATCTACCAAATCCACACCGCACCTGAAGGCGAAGCACAAAAGCAACTTAGTAAAGAAATCGAGACTCTTTACAACGAAGCGGCACAAGACGGTCATCATTTAGATGATGATGTTGAGGCAATTTACAAATCTATTTTAGGTCGATACGACAATTTTTAAAACATTATTTAAGCAGGTAAGAAATGTCACCTTTCCAATTCATCGACAAATATTTGCAAAAGACTCTAACGATGTCCGCCAGCTTCTAAAATCAATTTTAATCATGGCTGTGGGTGCGTTCACGCTGATTAGTTGGTTCACTTTTATTCAACTTTAATTTTTAAGAATATGAAAACACTAAAAACATTTCTAGAAAAACACAATGCTTGCCAAGATGGCTTTGACTTTGCGAAAGATTTAACCCTTGAGCAGTTTCTAAATACTTGTGAGCGTGGTGACTGGATTTTATGGCTCTTTAGAAGAACTAATCCACAATCTTTTCGTCAGATAATATTAGCAAAAGCTCATTGCGCTAATACAGTGAGGCACTTGATGAGAGACGAAAGAAGCACTAAGGCCGTGGAGGTGGCCATCGCATTTGGTGAGAATAGAGCGAGTGAGAATGAGCTAAAAGCTGCTGCTGCTGCTGCTGCTGCTTATGCTGCTGCTGCTGCTGCTGCTGATGCTGATGCTGCTTATGCTGCTGATGCTGCTGCTTATGCTGCTGCTGATGCTGCTGCTGATGCTGCTGCTGATGCTGCTGCTGATGCTGCTGCTGATGCTGCTGCTTATGCTGCTGCTGCTTATGCGCGAAAGCAAAATCAAGAATTAACGGCCGACATTTGTAGAAAATACCTACCCCTAGAAATCTGGGATCAATCCGAAATTTAATCTTATGAACATCAAACAACTCTACGAAAAGAAAGTTGAGGAAAACCTAACTAACGCACAACTAGCTGCAATGTTAATTCCAAAACTAACGCACCAAGGCTTACGCTCTCACCTTGTGAAATACTGCAAAGACAATGGCTTGGAAATGCATCGTGTTAAATGCGGAAGAAAGCCAAAAGAGCCTAAATTTAAATTAAAGGGGGAATAATGAAATTGACTGAAGAAGAAATGGTAAAGTTAGAAGATGAAATTCCTGCACTAGCAGCGAAAGCTTTTAGAGAAGCTTACGAAGAAGTTATTTTGTCGGGCAGGCCAGTTTTAGTAGCTGAAAAAATTTGCGGCGTTTGGTATGTAGTGGAAAAAAGAATGATTAAAAAGGCTTCTTGCGAACCGCCAGAAGGGTTTGTTATCGATTATTCGGATGATTTGGAGTGCAAATGAGAATTCACGTCACAAAATTAAATGGCGAGCAAATCTATGGCTCGCTTAACATTGGAAAGCTAACACCAACCAACATCATTAGAATCGATGGAAAGCCTGTTTTTCTCAACGAGAATGATGAGTTAGTTTACTGCGAGACAGAAATGCACGAAAGAATCGAAGAGCGTTTAAATCAATTAAAAATGGGGGTTTAATGAGTGATTTTTTAGAAAGCTGTTTAGTTATTTTATTTAGCACAATTGCGGGCGCTGCGTTTGGTTTTTGTCTAATTTGTTTATTAAGTTAAAAATGGGGGTTTAATGAGAAAGTTTATTAAATGGTGCGACAAGTGCGAAGAAACAATTTATCAAAATAAACTTTTGCTGGTGATCGCAGTAATTGCCACGCTAGGGTTTTTATGGACTTTTGCTTGGTTAGCGAAAGCTTTTGTTCAATGTTATTAAATGAGGGAAAAAATGGATATACAATTTGAAAAAGGAATCGAGATGTGCAAGGCAGAAATCAAATCTCTGATTGCGATGCATAATTATCGAAAAAGTGATTATCTTCTTC